AATTATGCAGTAGACCAAGAAATAAATCATGGAAGAAAGGCAACGTTAACAACTAAAGAGGGTACAGTTGAACTGTTCCCATGTCCTCATTCATATAAAGAAAGTAATTGTAATCAATGTAGAGAATGTTCTAAACATAATAGAGAGAATATAGTTGTATTCAAAGAGAGTTAGCCTATGTGTTATATAGCCTTAGCTCTATTCTTTATAATCTTATTAATCAAATAGCTCTATTAATTTAGAGCTTTTTTTTTGTCAATACTTATTGAGAATGAGAATCATTATCAATAAGGAAATAATAGAAATCAACATAATTTCAAAAGATTCTTGAAATACTATCACGACCCACACATTAGTATTGGAGGTGATGAGCTAAATTGTAATGAGGACATTGTGTTAAGTATGCCAGCTTTAACAGCAAGAGATAAGTTCTATAGTCCACTACGTAGAGTGGCTAGGGATTACCTTCCTATGCTTCTAGCAAGAATGAAGGTACTAGAGAGGCGTTCATTAAACGCTATGGAATACTTAGAGGATGAGGCTGATACAACGCATGAGGTGGTGTGGGAGTTTGATGAGACTGAAAGGATAGCTTCAGTTGCTGCAGCGCAGTCAGACCTACACAAAGCAGTATTAGAGGCAGGAACCTGTCAGCAGTTGGTCGGTGCATTTATAGAACTACTCCAAGATGATTATTCAAAGATAAGGGACACTGGTTGCTTTTACATGGGTCCAGATGGTCGCTTAGTATCGTTATATGACGTACAGAATCAGCCTTTAAGTGCTGAAGAAGAGGAAGACGATGGAGAAGAAGAAGACGAAGGACTCCAGAGCTTATGAGTTACTTGATCATCTTGAGAAGATAGATGGCATAGCAAAGAAGGAGCACTGGGAGCAAGAGAAAGAGAAAGAGGTCAAAAGAAATTTGATCGATCATTGGGAAACAGAAAGACCCCCAGAAAACTGAGGGTCAATCCGATAGGTAGCTAACGTTTAACAGTGTAAGTTAAACCTCTGTATGTGAGTTTAACTAACTTCTTAGCTTTGTCTTGCTCTTTAATACGAGCTTGTAATTCAACTGGACTCATGGTCAGTCTTCTAATACCTAATCCCCGTTTCATGATTAGGTGTCATGCGTCCTTTAAGGATAAACGGAAGCGAAGACTAACACTCAATTAGGTTTATTCTACCAAATGTTTGGTATAAGTTGACCAGTTGTTATGTAAGCACCTAGAGCTGCGATGAAACCCATCATAGCTAGGCGACCATTGAGTTCCTCTGCAATGTGCATTGGATCTCCTTCGTGATTGTGATTGTCCATAACTTCAATTGGAGGCTCTTTGGCGAAGATGTTTTGTTTACCGTATTCAGTTATTGTAGTCATAATTGACCAATGCGTTCGTTAGCGTGTTTCTGCCACTGAGCGTAGCGTTCTTGTTGTCGCCTTAACTCAGTGCAGTGAGGGCAGTTGCAATTTTCATGCGATGCTTTAGAACTTGTACTTTGCTCCAATTTTGGTTGCATAGCTGTTGTCTACATCCTCTGCTGTTTGAAGAGCTATCTCTCCATAAACATCTAGCTTATCAGTAGCAGCGACTGAGCCACCAAGCTTACCTGATACATTAGTGTCATTATCATCAGCTCCGTCAATAGCTGATATTGTTGGGCCTCCTTGGATATAGTAAGTTGCAGTGTCGTTGCCTCCTTCATAGCCAATATGCAGATCGGTATTTGTAGATGTGTAGTCAGATCCAGTAAAACTAGAGTTGGATTCAGCGTTCAAATAAAAATTACCAGCAAGGGCAGGAGCTGTACCTACACCTAGCAGGGCAGCTAGAGCGATTGCAAATTTCATTAGGTTTTAAGAATGTACCACTGTATTGTAAAGTACTGTACTTTTTATCAAAGTAGAGATGTCACTTAAACAACATCTTTACAACATTCTTATTCTAATGCCTATCTGAATGCTTACTATCACGTATTGGACAGTTAAGGAAGTGGCATACTAATACTTCACAATGGTGGTCTTCTTCATTAATTTTTAGAAGTCCTTTCAAATACCGAAATGAAATTTACTGGAACTTTTGAGGGTTTCATACCTCATCACATCACTCCTCCAACATATCAGCAGCTACCATGTAATTACAGACTTAAGATTCGAGTAACTGAGGATACAGGACAACTACTTGATGAATTAAGTGAAGCTTATGATAATGCTTGTGAGTGGTGGAAAGAGAAAGTATCCGCTACTAAGAAGAAGAATGGTTACTTTCCTGCTCCTTTCACAACTAATGAGGATGGTTCAGTGACTGTTACTATTACAGCTAATCCAGCTTATGAAGAGTTTCCTTTTCCAGTAGTAGATGGAAACTTAGATCCATTACATAAAGATGTAATTTTAAAAGCTGGTACTTTAGCAATGGTGCAGATTAAGCCTAAAGTTATCTCACCTAAAGCAAGACAAGGTGGTGTGCGGTTAGTAGCACAAGGGATGCAAATCCTTAAAGCTGTTACTGTTGCAGGTAGCGACAGTGGTGAAGAATCGTTTTCAGTATCAACTGCCTTTAAGAAACAAAAAGGTTTTAAACAAGCGCAACCAGCAGTTAAAGAACCTGCTACTGTAGCTGACGAAGACGAAGACTTCTAACTGCTATGACCTCCCGAAGATTCCACAAGTATGGCAAACGTACAAGAGATGGTTTTCGTTCGGGATTTGAGTCAGAGGTAGCTAAGAGTCTCACTGAAGATGGGGTTCACTTCGAGTACGAAAAACATAAGTATGACGTAGTGATCCCCAGACGCTATACACCTGATCTTGTTTTAGCTAACAATATCGTGGTTGAAATTAAAGGTTATTTTGACTCAGATGACCGCAGACTGGTCAAGGTCTTTAAGGAGCAACACCCTGATGTAGATCTCAGGATGTGTTTCCAAAATCCACATCAAAAGCTAAGTCGCACAGCCAAGATGTCCTATGCCCAATGGTGTGACAAACATAATATTCCTTGGTGCAAAGGCCCACACTTGCCTAGACGCTGGACTGCGCTATAGTTCGGTTGGTAAGTTTTGAAAGGGTTACCACTGCCTCCAAGGATTGATCCCAAACTTGGAGGTTTTTAAATGTCTGTAATTCATGCACCTTGTCCTCAATGTGGTAGCCATAATAATGTTGCTATCTATGAAGATGGTCATGAGTATTGCTTTACTCCAGGTTGTACTTATTTCAAATCAGCAACTGGTATCATGCCTACTCCAACCCTTTCAACGCCACAAGAAATTGAACCTATTATTGGTAGTTACGTAGATATTAAATCTAGAAAAATACCAGCAGATAGCAATAAGTTTTTTGGCTATGCAAAAGGTATTCATGGTGGAGAACCTGCTTACTTCTGGCCTATCTATGACAATCAAAGAAGACTTGTTGGATACAAGATCCGTAAGAAGAATAAGCAGTTCATTATGCACGGATCAAATCACGACAGTAGATTCTTAGGTCAAGAGAAATGGGGTGATGGAGGTAAGCTTTTAGTAATCTTTGAGGGAGAATATGATTGTCTCTCTTACCATGCAGTCAGAAAGAACTGGCCTTGTGTCTCTCTACCTAATGGTGCTGAGTCAGGTCAGAAAGTTATTAAGTCTCAATTAGATTGGTTACTTAAATTTGAACAAGTCATACTTTGTTATGACAATGATGAGCATGGACAAAGTGCAGCTCAAAGAGATATACAACTATTGCCACCACGTAAGGGAAAGATAGGAACCCTTGAAAGTTATAAAGATGCTAATGAAGCCTTTATGGCTGGAGATACAAAGGCTGTTATGAATATGGTATGGAATGCTAAGGAGTATGAGCCTGATGGAATTATTAATGCTTCTAACTTATTAACTGAAGTACTAGAAGATCCTAAAGAAAGCAGTGCTGAGTATCCTTATGAGTTCTTGAATGACAAGCTGCATGGTCTACGTAAAGCGGAACTATGTACTATCACTGCAGGTACAGGCATAGGCAAATCAACTTTTGTAAATGAAATAGCTTATGACCTTTTAGTACGGCAGAATCAAACTGTTGGAGTCATATCGTTAGAAGAAAATTTAAGGAGAACAGCTAGAAGATTCATAGGTATGGATCTTAACCATCCAATTCACATAGACAGAGGAGACATCACTGATGAACAAATCGAAAAAGCATTCGAGAAGACCTTGGGCACAGGAAGACTTTGGCTCTACGATCATTTTGGCTCCCTTGACTGTGATGTACTTCTTAATAGGATCAGGTATTGTATTGTCAGTTTGGGTTGCGACTGGGTTATCTTTGACCACCTATCGATTCTGGTGTCAGGCTCAGATGAAAGCAATGAAGTTAAGGCAATTGATCGTACAATGACCAAACTCAGGTCTTTAGTAGAAGAGACTGGAGCAGGTTTACTATTAGTTAGTCATTTAAGAAGACCTCAAGGAGGTAAGGGCTATGAGGATGGACAACAAACATCTCTTTCTAGTCTTAGAGGTAGCTCAAGTATTGGCTGCCTTAGTGACATTTGTATTGGATTAGAAAGAGATCAACAGGATGCCTCAGGTGCAGGAACAGTTGTAAGAGTCCTCAAGAACCGCTTTAGTGGTTGGTGTGGAGTAGCAGGAAGTGTGAAATATAATGAAAAAACTGGCAGAATGGTGACGCTTGAAGATACCCCCAGTTTTGTAGAGCAGAAAAATGATTTTATTGAATCCGACTTTTGATGTTCATATAACGAAAATCAATAGTTTAAAATTCCATGCTTTCGCTGCAAGTGAGAAAGCTAAAAGACCTTTACAAAAATTCTTTAAATACAATGGAGTCGTTCACTCTTTCCAAGAAGAAACTCTCAAAAAGTTTATCAAGTTCTGCACGAAGAACAAACTCATTGTCCACTTCAACGGTAGTATTCGACATCGAAACGAACGCTCTGAAGATTGATGACATAACTGAAATTCATTGTTGTGCTATTAATAATGGAGGAGAAACTAAGCTATATAAAGAGCCTAAAGAATGGTTACCAATATTAGAAGATGCTGAGGTATTAGTAGGTCATAACATTATTCAATACGATTTGGTATGTATTAAGCATCTATTTCCTACCTTTAACCCTAAGGGCCACGCCATAGATACGCTAATCCTTGCAAGGATGTTCTATCCAGACATTTTGGATATTGACTACAAACGTAAGTGGAAGTCTATGCCTATCCAACTTTATGGGAGACACAAGTTAGAAGCTTATGCTCATCGTTTAGGTATGCAGAAAGAACACGCAGATCTAGAAGACTTTTCAAAACTGACACATGAACTGGCACAAAGGTGTATCTCAGATGTTGACGTAACAGCTAAACTTTGGAGCAGGCTGCAACCTAAGGCAAAAGCATTCCCTTCTGCTATTGACCTAGAGATGAGATTTGCAGAGCTTATCTCTAAACAAGAGCAGTCTGGTTTTCATTTCGATTGTAAAGGGGCAATGGAATTGGAAGCTGAGATTGCTAATCAACTGAAGGACATTGACGAAAGATTGAGACAACGGTTCCCTTTCGTTGATGGTGGACTCTTCACTCCTAAGCGAAATGATTCTTCTAGGGGATACATAGCTCAAGCCACTATGTGTCGTCTGGTTCCCTTGAACCCGAACTCTAGGGATCACATAGCTTGGGTTTTAAAGAACCATCTGAAGTGGAAAGCAGAAACTTTCACCGAAACTGGGAAACCAAAGATCGATGAAGGGGTTCTTAAAGATGTACCAGGAGCTGAGTTATTTTTGACTTCGCTTACTCTTCAGAAAAGACTGGGACAACTAAGCACTGGCACAAACGCTTGGTTGAGATTGGTCCAGTCTGACAATCGTATTCATGGAAATGTTATTACGGTTGGATGTGCCACCATGAGATGTGCTCACGTCAGCCCGAACGTTGCCCAAGCTGTTGCTGTTAGGTCAACCCTTGGAAAAGAGATGCGTTCATTGTTTGGACCTAACGTTCTGTCCAGTCCCAAAAGGGGTTTAAGTAAGGGCAGTATTAAAGAGCCTGCCACCAAACAGGTTGGCGTGGACCTCTCTGGAATTGAAGCACGGTGTCTAGCGCATTACTTGTGGCCCTTTGATGAGGGTTCCTTTGCGAAGGAGGTCATTGAGGGCGACATTCACACCGCTAATCAGATGGCTGCAGGTTTGCCTACCCGTGATTCAGCAAAAACATTTTTCTATGCCCTAATTTATGGCGTAGGTGCAGAGAAACTTTCTAAAATCACTGGTATGAATGGAAAGAAATTAAAGCAAACGTATTACAAAAATATGCCAGCGTTAGCAGAGCTTACTAAAAGAGTAGCATCAAAAGCAGAAGATGAAGGAATCCTTAAGGCACTAGATGGGAGACCTATAAAGATTCGTTCACCTCACTCTGCTCTCAATTTTTTACTTCAGAGTGCTGGTGCAATTTTAAGTAAGGTTTGGTATAACATTTGCTATGACGACTTAGTTATAGAAGGTTTAACGTATGGAAAAGATTGGACTTTTTTAGCACATATTCACGATGAAATTCAATTTGCAGTAAGAGAAGAGTATGCTCAACAGCTTGCAGAGATAGCCACTGCTGCTTCTAAGAAAGCTGGTAATCAGTTTAAGATGAGAATAGACGTTGCAAGTGAGTCTAAAATTGGCAACAACTGGGCCGAATGTCACTAAGACTTGCAAGGTATGTAAGAAGGAGAAATCTATAGTTGAGTTCCATAAGAATGGGACTTGGTTTAGACCTGAATGTAAGGAATGTGTTTGTTTAAATCAAAGTCTTTATTACAAAATGCGTAAGGGACAGGACTCTCCAGCTCCAGGTACTCCTTGTGATTGTTGTGGTGATAGTACTTCAGTGCTGAACTGGGATCATGACCATAAAACTAAAGAACATAGAGGATGGTTGTGTAGTAATTGCAATACAGGTATAGGCAAGCTAGGTGACAATGTAGAAGGTGTCCTACAAGGGCTTAACTATTTAGTTAAAGCAGGTAAGGTATCGAAAGATAAAGAAAAGAACGATGAAGAGGTTACTAATTGATGCAGATATGTTGCTATTTGCAGCAGTAAAGCTAAGTGAAGTAGAAATTGAGTGGATGCCTGATGTGATTACTACACATCTACCTTTAAAAGAAGTTTCATTATTATTTGATGAGATGGTTACTAATAAAAAGACACAATCAGAAGCTGATGAAGTTGTACTTTGCTGGACATCAAAAGATAATTTTCGTATTGAAGTTGATCCTTCTTATAAAGCAAATAGAAGAGCAACTAACCACAGACTTAAACCTGTCGGATTTAAAGAGGCAAGAAGTAGAATGGAAAACAAATATAATTCAGAATGTTGGTATAGGTTAGAAGCAGACGATGTACTAGGAATCCTACAAACTCGTGATTGCAGTAAGGATACTGTTATATGGTCTGGTGATAAGGATCTTAATCAAATACCTGGACTACACCTTGACAATGATGGAAATGTTAAAACCATTACTGAGCCAGAGGCTGATGTGTTCTTCTATAGGCAAGTACTTATTGGCGACTCAGTTGACGGTTTTGGGGGCTGCCCTTCTATTGGCCCAAAAACAGCGGAAAAACTCATACCTCTTAAGGACTTCACGCCTGCCTCCGCATGGCGAACTGTAGTTAATAGCTACAAAAAGAAAGGTTTAAGTGAGCAGCAGGCTTTAGTACAAGCTAGGCTTGCTCGTATTCTTAGGTCTACAGAGTATTCTTACAACGACATTTCATTATGGACCCCACCAATCCCAGTTACTACGGTCATGACCAAGCCGTAGTTGAATGTATTGACTACATTGAAAGTCATGCGTTCGATTTTCTTGAGGGAAACATAATAAAATATGTGACCCGTTATGAAGAAAAGAATGGTTTAGAAGACCTTAAAAAAGCTTCTTGGTATCTTAATCGTTTAATTAAACGGGAAGAAACTAAAATGAAACCTCACGATGTATCCTTGTACAAGTCTCTATTAAAATCTGATGAGCCAGACCTCAGAAACAACAACAAATGCAAGCATGGTAAAGACATGGATGCAATTGGCTGGACAAATAACAAGCGAACATAAAGATGGGGGAACCACTTTTCAAGAACAGCAGCTAAGTTTTGTTGAGGAAGAGTTCTATGAACTTCTCCATGCTTTTGATAACGAAGACCGTCAGCAAGTTATTAAAGAAGCTGTCGATTTAATCTGGACCGCTTACGGATTTTTACATCTATTAGGTGTAGATCCTAATGAAGCTTTTGAACGTATTTACGCTTCAAATCAAACCAAAATTCCTTTTGAATTTAAAGACGGTAAAGTTCAAAAAGGTAAAAATTATGTACCACCTTATTTAGGGGATCTATGAAATTACAGGAACCACCATCATTATTAGAACAATTCACACCATCACTAGCTGTTACAGGTAGGGTTGAGAGTTGGTTAAAAGAACCTACAAGACGTTACCCACAATCCTGTACTGTCTTTGTTGTAGAAGACACAATGGATGAGCATGAGGATTCCATTGAAGCTAGCTTTTTGTTTGCTTCTAAAGCATTGCGCTATGGAGCTGGTGTTGCTATTCATTTAAGTAAGTTACGTCCTAAAGGTACTAAGAATAAGCATGGGATGGTTGCATCAGGTCCATGTGGTTTCATGGAGATCTATAGTAAGTTCAACGAAGTCCTTAGAAGAGGCGGTACCTACAGAAACGGTGCAATTTGTGTCCATTGCGATTGGGAGCATGACGATATTATTGAGTTTATTAATTATGATCGTGGTCGAATACCTTGGGTTAAACGTTGTGTCAATGTTGATCCTGACGTAATTAACAAACCAACTGTTTTAAAAGCCATCATGGATGGTGCAAGTAAAGGAGACATTTGGATTGTTAAGAAGCAATATGACTCTGAAGGAGAAAGAATTTATCACAATGTTTGTCAAGAGATTTTAATTAAATCCAGGGATACTTGTCTCTTAAGTCATATAAATTTAGCTGGTACTAAATCTATTGATGAGATACCTAGTGCTTTTGTTCATGGTATGGAATTTCTCTGTCTTCTTTATCAACAAACAGGTGCAGAAAGTTCAGGTATTTATAAGAAAAAAGATAAGCAAGTAGGTCTAGGTGTTTTAGGTTTATCCAATTTATTAGCTATGGAAGGTGTGTCATATAAGGCTTTTGTTTCTGCTTTAAGGTTTAAAAACTTACATCCACATACTCAATCTCCTTCTGGTATAGATAAAGCTCATCAAATAGCCGTTGCCTTAGAGGCTGGTTATAAAGAAGCAACTAAGGTAGCTGAAAGATTTGGTATGTCTAGAGCTTTTACAGTAGCTCCTACTGCTTCCTGTGCTTATCGTTATAAAGATAGAGATGGTTATACAACTTCACCTGAAATTGCTCCTCCAATTAGTAGGGAGATAGATCGTGATAGTTCTACTCTTGGTGTTACAAGTTATCAGTTCCATCCAAAGTGTGAAATTGCACAAGAAGTAGGTTGGGATACTTTCTTTGAATTGAATGCAGAGTGGCAAGTAATGATGGATAAGACTGGTAAGGCCCACGCAATTTCTATGAATTGGTGGTCAGATATGGTGAAAATGAATAGGGAATTTATGGCTAGATGGTTAAATTCACCTCTAAAAAGCTTATACTATTCTTTACAGGTACAGCCAGATACTCAAGATAAAACAAGTGTGTATTCTGCGTTATCAGATACAGATGTTGATGAGTATTTGAGTGAAATACTTAGTGAAACAGCAGCTCCTAATTGCGATTGTGCGGAATGATGAGAAAACACCCATACCAACTGCTCCTAGAAAGGAAGCGTACTTGGACTCCTGTAAAAG